GTACGACCGCAGGTGGATTCGTCGAACTGCTGTCGAGAGAAACATTCACGATTCCCTTCCGAGCGATGATCGCTGTGCAGTCGGGTGCAACACGGCAAGCCAACACGCACCACATCATCGAAGCCGTTTCGGTGGATCCGACCACTGGGATTCCGGATGGCAAGCACAGCCTGAACATCGATGTCGGTGGTGCAGCGTCCACAACCGTAACTCAGATGGTTTATAGCGTGCAGAACGGAGGCTTAGCTCCGATTGCATCAGCAGCATCCACCATTGTCACCACAGCCTCGTATTCGATTCTCGAGCTCGAGCCGTTTTCGGACGAATGCTATTTCCATTCCCGAGCGATGGACTCAACGAACGGGCGTTCCAATTCCTATGTTCGCCATCAGCAGATCCCGGATCCCACCGCGACGTACAAGATCCGCATTCGCTCAATGAATCATCAAGCGTTTCGTTCGGTAAGTGGTGCGGTCGCGGGTCCGGGAAACGTGATTCGATTAACATCGACAGCCCATGGATATACGGGAACACAGACCATTTGGGTCGATCATCTTTCCGGGGTCACCAACAACGGAGCGGCCGTACGAGGAAATTATTCCGCAACGGTCATCGATGCCAATACCCTGGATCTGACAGGAACGGCTTTCGGTGGTGCCTACGTGGCCGGTTCAGGGCAGGTCGCCCTTGCGGCAGCGCCGGCAGCCAATATCAATTTCCAATCTCAGTTCATCAATTGCCAGGATTATGCAGAGCTGACCGCAGAAATAACCGCAGGCCGAGGGCAAACGGTCGTCGGACAAGGCTTGGGGGTGATCCTCACCGGAGCCACTGCAACCACGACCAACATTGGAACGGTCACCGCTAACGTCGCTGGCCAAGCGGCCCACGATGCGGTCATTGCTGGCAGTCCGGTTCGCGTGGCAGGTCGCGCTTTGACGGCAGCCTATGCCAGCGTCGCGTCCGGAGACGTCGCTGACCTAGTCACGACTCTGCAAGGCGTGCTCGTGACTCGGCCTTGGCAGATTCCCGAACTGGAATGGGCTTATGCCTCGGTCGCGGGCGGTGTGATCAACACTACCGATGTGGCACTCGTCGCAGCAGCCGGTGTAGGACTTCGCCGCTACATCTGTTCGATGCAACTCTCGAACAACTCCGCGGTAGCCACTGAGATCGTGCTCAAGGATGGTGCCACGATCATTTGGCGAGGTCACTTGCCTGCCAACGCTCCGATGGCCGAGATCATCTTCGAAAACCCACTCAAAACAACCGCAAACACGGCATTGAACTTCGCGTGCATCACCACCGGTGCAGCGGTCTACGTCAACGCACAAGGATTCACGGCACCGTAAAGCATGATCGACGTCAAAGTCACCACCAAAAAATCATTCGACAAGGTCAAGGCCAAGGCCCAGCAAGGCAACTTCAAAAGCCTGGGACATGCTGCTGCGTCGATTCGTTTGATCGCTCGGCGATCGATCCGACGTCGTAAGTCGGCCGCAATGCCTGGATCACCACCCAATACCCGTCGAGGTCAGTTGAAACGATCGATCATGTACTCGCTCGACAAACAGCGTGGCGTTGCCATCATCGGTCCCGACTTCGATGTGGTAGGTGCAGCCGGCAAGGCCCATGAGTTTGGTGGGAGGTTCCGTCGAGAGCGTTACCCCAAACGACCGTTCATGGGACCGGCACTTGAGAAAGTCAGAGATCGCTTGCCTCCGATGTGGGCAAACAGCATTCGATAAGGAGAAACTAGTATGCCAGCCAAACTTGGATTAGATGCAAAGCTCTACCGTAATTCGGGAACGTATGCGACTCCCGGATGGGATGTCATCGGAAATGTCCGCGACCTAACGCTCAACCTGGAAACAGGGGAAGCGGACGTATCCACGCGTGGCAATAACGGATGGCGCGCAACGGTCGGCACCCTGAAGGATGCTTCGCTGGAATTCGAGATGGTGTGGGACACGGCTGATGCGGACTTCACCGCCATTCGTGATGCCTTTCTAAATAACACCACGATTGAATTCGCAATCATGGATGGGCTCATCAGCGGCGTCGGTAGTAGTGGTTCGCAAGGACTGCGCGCTCTCTTCCGCATCGCCAGCTTCTCACGCAACGAAGCCCTCGAAGAAGCCATCACGGTATCGGTTACTGCCAAGCCAACTTATTCGATCAATCCACCCGCCTGGATGACGATCGCTTAGCCATTTTCCTCGCCATCAGATCTTTGGGGATTTTAGAAAATGCATAGTTTTGTGGATAACTCCCGACGGACCTGGGAAGTCGCGATCAACATCGCGGCTGTTAAACGGATCCGAGGTCTGCTTGGGATCGACCTGTATTCACTGGTCGACGATGGATTCAAGTCTCTCTCCAAACTTGTCTCCGATCCGGTCACTCTGGCCGATGTCCTGTACTGCTTGTGCAAGGATCAAGCCGAGAAACAATCGATCAGCGATGAAGATTTCGGCAGATCACTCGCTGGCGATGCGATCACCCAAGCTGCGGATGCATTCGTCGAGGAGCTGATCGATTTTTTCCCAGATGCCCGCGCCAGGGCGAGCCTTCGCAAGGCGATCGAAGCGGGCAAGACGGTCAGGGACAAGGTTCTGAGCCACGCGGAGAAGATCCTCGATTCGATCGACCCCGAAACCGAAGCGAAGAAGTGGATCAACTCGTCTGGCACTTGGCCGGAGTCCTCGGCTGTGATCCAGGCCCCTTCAGCCTCCGAGAGCTGATCGCAATGGGCGAAGCCCGAAGCCAGATGCTGTGGAGCCACACTTCATCAGTACTGGCCATGCTCGCCAATATCCATCGCGACGCCAAGCGATCCAAGATCTACCACCCGTCGGATTTCAATCCACACGCCAAGAAACGCGTCCCACCACGAACCATGGTAGGGATCGAAGCCCTCAAACATGTTTTCATTGATCGAATGCAAGAGAAGCGGTAACGATGTCATCAAGCTCCAGTATCAAAGCCGGTTCAGCGTACATCGAGCTCTTCACCAAAGATTCTCGTTTGGTGAAGGGGCTCAATGAGGCTGCCAAACGGCTGGATACCTTTGGCAAAAGTCTCCAAGGGATCGGCACAAAAATGGCGATGCTCGGGGCTGGTATTGTCGCCCCATTGGCGGGTGCAGCCAAGCTCTTTGCGGACATGGGAAGCGACATGGTCGATATGAGCCAACGTACTGGCGTATCCGTCGAAGCACTCTCGGAACTTGGTTTTGCGGCTGAGCAATCTGGAGCCGACTTAGGGACGCTCGAAGGATCACTCAAGAAGATGCAGAAAATGCTCTTCGAAGCCGCGTCTGGCTCACAGTCTGCCCAGGAAACACTTACCTCCCTGGGGCTGAGTGTTGAGCAGCTCTCCAAGTTATCCCCCGACGAGCAATTTAAACTCATCGCCGATCGGATGTCGCAAATCACTGATCCGACGCTGAAGACTGCCACGGCGATGTCGATCTTCGGCAAGTCGGGCACGCAACTTCTCCCGATGCTCTCAAGCGGTGCCAAGGGAATCGAGGAGTTGCAACAGCAAGCCCGCGACCTGGGGCTAACGATGGCCACCGAAGATGCCCAAGCGGCCGAAGCCTTTGGCGATCGCATCGATGTTCTATGGAAAGTTCTCAAGAAGATCGTCTTCACCATCGGTTCAGCCGTTGAGCCTGTTCTTTCAGCGATGATCGAATCGACGGTGAAATTGGTTGTGATGATCGGCGACTGGATCAAAAACAACAAAGCCTTGATCGTCACTGTATTCAAAATCGGATTGGCAATTGCCGCCGGTGGCGCAGCGATCGTTGCCCTGGGTACAGCTGTTGCTGGTATCGGAGCCGTCCTTGGCGCAGCAGCCACGATTCTCACGGGTATTGGCACCGTGTTTGCGTTTTTAGGGACTGCCATCGCAGCAATCATATCGCCTATTGGGTTAACCATTGCGGGACTTTCAGCCTTGGTCGTCTACTTTGTTTACACCAGTGGCGCAGGCTCACGGGCGATGCAATGGCTCGGCGAACGTTT